GCTACGGCTCTATTCTGCGAACACAAAGGCATCAAATTGGCTGACTTGCAGACGCATTTAGCCAAACCGAGTCTATTGGACATCATGGATTTAGCCTACTTCGCACATTTGGCAGCGGGCAACCAAGTCGAACGTGACGAATTTATGGGCTGGTTCGATGACAGCGATTTGTTGACCGAGTTCACGCAGTTGATTACCGAGGCGTTTGAAGGCGACGGAGAACGCAGCGAGGGAAAGCCAAAGCGCTCGACTGGAGCGAAATAATCGAAATCGGCGTCCAAGCTGGATTGAGTCCAGCCGAGACGTGGCAGTTGACGTGGTTCGAGTTCCATTCAGTAGCAAAAGCGGTACAAGCAATGCGGTTACATGACTTTGATGTGATGCGACACGGAGCAAGCCTGAATCTGATGGCTCACGTGGACAAGAAACATCGAAAACAGATACTACCAACGCGCTTGTTTCCGCTGCCAGGTGAACGGGTCGAACGTGACGAACAGACACGGTTGAGCGAAGACGAGGCGAAGCAGATAATAGTAAACATGACACGGCGATTAATCAACGTACAAGAGGTGAACTAAAATGGGAACCGTAGCAAAGTTAAAAGTACAGATTGGCGCAAGTATTGAAGGACTTGAACGGTCTTTATCAAAAGCGCAAAAATCGCTTAACACGTTCTCAAAAAATGCGACTGCCGTTGGTGCTGGATTTTCCAAAGCCTTTACCGCTCCATTAGTCGGGTTCGCTACGGCTTCGGTCTTTGCGTTCGATAAACAAGCCAAAGCGGTTGCACAGGTCGAACAGGCTATCGTGTCGACTGGAGGCGCAGCGAACAAGACAAGCAAACAGCTTCAAGCGATGGCTTCGGCATTGCAAGAAAATAGCTTGTTTGGTGACGAGGAGATTCTGACCAAAGTAACCGCGCAGTTACTGACATTCACTAATATAGCAGACTCGCAATTTGACCGAACACAACAGGCAGCGCTGGACTTGGCAACTCGTTTGGGTGGCGACTTGCAAAGTGCATCGATTCAGCTTGGTAAGGCGTTGAATGACCCTGTTGCGAATCTATCGGCGTTGAGTCGTGCAGGTATACAGTTCAGCGAAGATCAAAAGGCAACGATTGATGCGTTGGTCGAAACGGGTCAACTTGCACAGGCTCAAACGGTCATATTGGACGAACTTGAGAAGCAGTATGGCGGTTCGGCAAAAGCGGCGGCACAGGCTGGGGCAGGTGGGATTACACAGCTTAAAAACAGCTTCGGCGATTTGATGGAGCAGGTCGGCGAGGTCATACTTGATGCGCTCGGTCCGTTTATCAATCGATTGAAAGAACTTGTCAAGTTTATGCAGTCGGCAGATAAGGAAACTATTAAATTAGTACTAACAGTCGGTGGTATCGCCGCTGCAATTGGACCCGTAGCCCTAGCGCTTGCTGGTTTCGCTAAAGTTCTGTCGATACTTGTCGGTGCATTAGCTGCGATAGTTTCACCGATAGCGCTTAAAATCGCTCTAGTTGCCGCTCTAGGCGTAGCTATCAATACGTTGATACATAATATAGAACCGCTCGCAGATAGGTTTGTATACGCTTTTGTAGTAGCTAAAAACGCCGTACTTGATATGGTCACAAACGCATTAAAAGCGCTTGGTGAACTTACGATGTACGTGGACAAGTTTGTCGGGGCTAGTATGATTAGCCTTGCTTTGTCTTTCCAGACGCTAAAGTCTGAGGTTCCTAATAAGTCGGACTTTGCCGGATTTGTCGGACCATTAGAAGGACTTGGAGATACATTTACATTCTTGTTAGATAAGGTCAAAGAATTTTTGTTCGGCGTTGACAATGCGACAACCGGACTGCTTAAAATGAAAGACGCGGCCGATTCGATTGGCGACGTTGAACCGCCTGTGTTTAAGTTCCGTGATCAACCGGTTGATTTCTTACAGTTAGGGCAAGTAGGCGAACTTCAACAGCGCCGAGTTGATGCGGATGCGTATGCCAGTTCAATGCAAGCGCTCGGTTCAAAAATTAATCAAGTCAAAGTCGAAACGGTCGACTTAACCCAGACGAATACAAATACAAACGCATCATTTGAATTGCTTTCAGGTATTGCTGATTCGTTTACGAGTTCGTTTGGGGCGGGTATGGCCAACGTAGTCGTACAAGGCGAAAAACTTCAAGACGTACTAAAAAACATCGGTAAACTGCTACTATCCGCCGCTATTCAGAAAGGTATCAGTTTACTGCTTACAGGTGGTATGGGTGGTGACGGCTTCTTTGGTTCGGGCGGTGGTATATTTGGTAAGCTGTTCGGTAAGCAACGGGTCAACGACGCGCTTATCACTTCGTCGGGCAAGGTCATTGAGTTCAGCCCGAAAGATAATATTCTTGCTATGCAGGACATGGGTTCACTAGGTTCGGGTGGATCAAAAGATACCGATTACACGTTCATCAAATCGCTTGTTGACATATCAAAAAAGATACTGTTCGCGGTTATGCCATTGAACGCAACGCTTCGCAACACTGACAGCGGTATCAATTCAATCGCACAGAATACAAGTGGTGGGATGCAGACGAATGTGAACGTAAATCCGACTGATGTAATCGTTAACCCGCCTGATATTATCGTAAATCCGCCCGATATAGTGGTTAACCCTGGCGATGTGATAATAAACCCACCCGATATTGTGGTCGAAAATACGTTCAATATTCCTGGTCTTGACGGATTATTGGCAATCCCGACGGCTATAAACGAACTGGGTGGAGCGATTACGGAGTTCTCGAATCGATTATTGACGAATCCTATCAATACAATGCCCGAAGTTGCGAATATAAACGTGCAGGTTTCTGGTCAACTTGTCGGCGACGGAACGACATTGTATGCAGTAATAAAAAACGTTGAAAGGAGCTACCGATAATGGGAGTACGCGCAACCTGTACGCATATTACAAGCGAATCAAACGACACGATTCGCGTCGACCTTATCGGTTCGGCTTATGGCGGTTCGGCTCGCGAGGTAAAGGGTGCAGGTCGGAATTGGATGCGGTTCAGTCACGATCAGCTCGATTATGCGAACGTATTTTCGACACAGGTTCAGCGCGGTCGATTGGAGTTCAGTTTCTACGTGCAAGATGCAACCGATAAGGGCGTAATCGATGACGTACTTGCAACAGCGCAGGGCGAGTACACGATGGCATACTATCGAAACGGAACGCTCCAATGGATTGGCGAGGTCATGATGGATCAACTCGGATCTATTTCCGTTGGTGAACCCTATCCGTATGCGGTGACACTGGTTGCAAGGGACTTTGTACCGCTCGAGGGGCAACTGTTTCCGCTAGAGGACAACCGACAACTTTTATCGACCGTATTGGGGCGTTTGTTGTCTGCTACGGGGTACGACCTACCTATATGGACGCATACAAGTTGGACGGAGACGAATATCAATTCATCGAACGATTTCCTTAGACAGCTTTATATCGAAACGCGCAATCTACGCGATTTCAGTAAAGACGGTGACTTGCAGTTGACTTATCTGCAGGCACTGGAGCGGATAGTTGCGCCGTTCAAAGCGGTATTGAAGCAGGCAGGCGGAGTTTTCGTATTCGACCAGCTCTCGGCGTATGAAACGCCATCAAGTGTACTTCGAACCATATACGACAAAGACGGCGCGTTCATCAGCCAATCGAACGTAAACACAACGGTCGCGGCGAATAACAGCGTGGTAGTCGTTCGCGGTTCGGTCGATGAGATCAAGCCGGGCTATAAACGAGCAACGGTAACTTATGCACATAGAACGCCACAGGGTGATATTCCGTTTTTGCCTCGGATTGCGATAACCGAAGCGAATCCAGCGGATGTTGTACAGAGCGAGTTTGTAGAGTCCGGCAAACAGCTATCTTTGACCGGTCGAGCAGGGGTGAACTACTCGACTCCAATTGCAGATGTATTCAGACCGAGCGCGCGTATACAGATACAAGTCGGTAGCAACTACTGGAATAACGCGCTTCAAACGTGGCAGGCGACACCGGTCGAATCATCGTTTGTTATGAGCGGAAACGTGCTATCCGACCCGCTAACTGGAGAAATAGCACAAGATACATTTACAACTAATATTAACATCACGACCGCAGCGACACCAACATCCGGAACGCTTACGATCACGCTGAAAAAAGCTTTTAATCCAACAGGTGCAACAAGTAATACAGTTTATCTTGATTTTGAGTTTATCGTTCTAGAAAACGAAGAGAATAAAGCATCTAACGCAATTTCATATACAACCGAACAAGCGCTATCGTTCACGCAGAATTACAACGGCGGGACGTACTATTTCGGCGATGGTCCGACCATTCGAAGTGCGGCGGCACTTCGTTACTCGACAAACGTTACACATCTAACCACAACGTGGACGCGTCGGCAAGATTCGGACAGTTTTGAGTTTCACGAAATCGCACTTAAAGAGATTATGGACCATTATCGCGGTTACGGTCGCGTCGGGTCATATATCATCAAATCGGGCAACTACTCGCCGCTTTCGGTTCTGACGTATGAAACGCGAGCCTTGTTCTATGTCGGCGGGACATTCGATGGCTATACGGGATGGTGGAGTCCAATCGTATTCCAGTTGTCGCTCGTTAACGGAACTGATCAACTTGTAGTCGGATATGTTGCCGGACCATCACTAATCACATCGACCACACTCACAGCGGTATCACTGGCGACGAACAACTCTATCGAAGCGAATGCGAACTATGTGTTCAAATTAGCCACGCAGGTTTCCGGAACGGTCACGAATCTATCACTTGAACCGCAGAACATACAATATCCGTTACTGAAAAAAGATACGGTAATTCGTGCGGTGCATCCGGTGACGCTCGAACAGTATTCGTTTACTTTGTCGCAGGATATGATAGCCGGGTCATTGACGATTCTGGTCGTATCGACAACCGTTACCAATCCATTGCCACGCGGTTCGTATATCTATACCAATCCTGGCGACGGCTCGGCTGCGTTGATCATCGGACTCGACTCGATTCGGTTGATTGCCGAAGCGAACAGCATCGGGGTGACTACACAGCAATCACTCGGTCCGGTTACATCCTTTCAGGCGGTTCTTAACACTCGAGTTCGTGCCGGTGATGACCTGTTCTTAGTCCGGACGCTTGACGCAACAAAATTGGCGTTCACGGTTGACCAGACCGTTGGACCCGGACTCGTTACGATTCAGCTGAACCAATCGACTACATTCGACGCTCCGGCAGGATCGTATATCATTGGAAGCAACGCCCAGTACGAAGCGTTCTTACAGGTAACACCAGCAGGTGTATTGGCACGAGCCGAAGCGATTTCGACGCAGAACGCATTTGCGATTCTGTCGGCTCCGCTTAGTGCAGGTATATCGACTGACGACATACCTGTGACATCTGTAAGAACTTTGACATTGAAAGATGCAATGCAGATTGGGATTCAGGACAAAGCGGGTAATACAGAATTCTTTCAAGTCGATGGTGACCAGAACTTGACTAATGCGACGACAATTATTGATGTAGTCGAAAAAACGCCATCTGTATCTATTGGTGCAGGCGCTTCGGTATTTCAGCCAATGTGGAATCAGACGGCTATCCTATCGGTACAGGCGAATGAGATTTCACAAAAAGTTACATCAACTCAAGTTGAGGGTATCGTACAAGATTATGTTGGTGGATTGTTGCCAGCAGAGAACTGGTTGTTTGAGAACACAGACGAGGGTTTTACTCCGAATCAAGTAACGCTAACTACGCAGGCAACCTACGTCGAATATTTAGCAACAGGCGCAACACCTTATATACAAAAAACGGGTCTTTCGTTTGATTCAGACGATAACCCAGTCGTTACGATTCGGGTCGAACGTGTAGCAGGTACTAACTGGGGCGGTGCGTTCGGGTGGACATCGGACGGTTCAACGTGGTATTCGCAGACTTTTGTCGAGCCAACTGGCGTTGACTTAGATTTTCAGTTCGCAACGATTGACCTAACTTCGAACGCAAACTATACGGGTACTATTACTGGCGTTCGCTTGTTTTTGGGTGAAGCAAATTTGGATGAGTTTTATATCGACGAATTTACCATTGGAAAGTTCAATCCGCAAACCGAGATATTAGGAGACTTGTCAAGCAGGTTGACCGTAGCCGAAGCAGGACTGTTGAACACCTCGACCGAGTTTACTACTTACACCCAGAACGGCGTGTTGCTGAACGGTTCGGCTAAGGTCGCAGTTATCCGGAACGCAACGACGACCTATGATACGGTCGAATTAACTGATACACGCGGAGGCTTTACGGTTCGTGACGATCAGGATTACTATTTGGTCAATGAAGATGGCACGTTCCAAGCTATAAAGATTGACGGCAATCAGACCGTAACA